AGTTGCTTCGGGAGCGCCTGCCGCTAGGTCGCCTTCGTTTTCGTCGCGGCCACGGTCGCGGGCCACGACGCCAGCGCCGCCATGATGGCGGCCTTGAACGCCGCGCCGCCGTCGCCGGGCACCACGGCCGCGCCGTTGATCGCGGTCTTGAGCGCCATGAGCTGCGTCGTGACGAGGTTGGCGAGCGCCACGAACTCGCCCGCGGCGCCGCCGAGGTGCACCACGCCCGCGGTGTCGACCTCGAGCACCGTCGCGTCGCCCTGCGTCACCCGCATCGTACCGTTCGCGAGGAACGCCACACGGGCCCCGCTGGTGTCGCTCCCGAGCACGAGCCCTGTGTCGCCCGACGGCGCGTGCGCGAGGGCCTTGCCGCGTGTGTACAGCCCCGGGAGCGCGACCGCGTGCGCCAGGTGCTGCCGTCGAAGGTCGCCCGGGTCGGTGACGTCGCCCGTGCCCGTGCGCCAGTGCCCGATCGCGCTGGTGTTGCAGAGGAGCTGCACCGTATCGCCCGGCGCGAGCGCCATCGCGAGGAACCACGCGCCGACGCGCGGCCACACGACGGGGACCGACGGCAACACGGGTAGCTCCTCGAGCGCATACGAGCCGTCGGGCTGCGGCACCTGCTGGCGGATCAGCGGCACGATGTCGGCCGTCTGCGTGTCGGCGTGATACTCCTGCACGCGCCCGGGGTAGGCGACGTGCGTACGCAGCGCGGACTGCTCCTCTCGGGCCTCCGCGAGCGCGCGCTCGCTCGGGTACGTCTCTCGCTCGCCGCTCATTCGACCCCCGTTTCCTGCGTCGTCGCCGCGCCGAGCAGCGGCCGTCGAGGGCGGTGTAGCTCCAACGACGCCGTCCATTCAGGGCCGTGCGTGTCGCCCGCGTATTCGGCCTTCGAGATGCGCCACACGCCACGGACCACGTCGGAGTCGAGCACCACCTGCTGCCCCGGCACGAGGCCGGGGATCAGCAGCGCCTTCACGTTGCAGGTGCGCCGGTTCACGACCTCGGGCGCGCCGATGAGCCCGGTGTCAGGACCGAGGGAGAGCGCCTCGCGGGCGAGGGCCCCGCCGCGCGGGAGAATCTGCAGCGCGCCGTCTTGAATGCTCCATGTGAGGCCGATGCTCGAGGTGAGCCGCGTGAGCTCCTCGGCCGCGAGGCCGTAGAGCATCGTTCCCTCGGGGAACACGCCGTCGAGGCCGCCGAGGGTCGCGCCGCGCAGCGCGCTCGCGGCGTTGCCCGCGCCGACGCCCATCGCATCGGCGATGTGCTGCACCACCTGTTGCACGCTGCTTCCGCTCGCGAAGCTGCGGCCCACACGGGCGTTGCGCAGCGCGTGTTCTCCATCGCCCGCGGTGATCTTCACGATCCAGTCGGCGCCTTCGCGGACGGGGATCGTCTTGCGCTTGTCGCCGCGGAAGATGAGGCTCATCCCCTCGGCGTAGCCCGCCATCACCTCGACGAAGGTCGTGCGGCGCGGGCTCGCAAGAATCTCGTCGCGGTGCTCTTGAGTCAGGTTGCGCACCTCGAGTTCGGCCGTACCCGCGTACCCGTAGAGACTGCGCGCAGCCTTGAACTTGATGGCGCACTGCGACACGTCGAGGGTGCCGATCTGCACGCGCCAGCGCCGGTTGAAGAGCCTCACGCGGCATGGGGGCGGGGGGTGTCTTACTGGCGCGCGCCCCCCGCGCCCGGGTCGCCGAGGTCGGCGAAGCTGGGGTCTGCGTCGTTCGCCCCCGTTGAGTCGACCACGATCAACTCGCCCGCGGGGCGCCGCGTCGACACGCACCCACGGAGCAGCGGAACGCCCGTGTTGAGCGGACACCCGACGCGCACGGCCACGCCCTCGGCGTCGGCGATGTCGAGGAGCCACCGTCCGTCACGCTGCGACCATCGGAACGTGAGCACGAACGACACGCCGTCGAGCGCGGTGATCTGCGACCACGACGAGACGCCCGCGGGGGTGCAGGGGACGAAGTAGCTCACGGGGCCCTCGCGGCGGTGCGCGCAGCAGTCGCCGGTGCGCCCCCGTCGAGGGCGCGCGCCAGAAAGCTCCGGTTGTCGGCGGGCTGCACCGCGCGGCCGGCGGGCACCTGCAGCCGCCGCACGGCGGGCACCGGGGCGCGCTGCGTCGTCGCGATGCGCAGCGCCTTGAACTCCAGCACGAGCGGGAGCGCCTGCCCCGTCTCGGCCGTCTGGTCGACCTTGTATCGGGTGATCGCGAGGTTTTCGACGATCCGCAGCGACGTCGTGAGGCGCACGGGCGTTCCGCTCGCCACGAGGCCTGCGAGGATCGTGTCGCACACGCGCACGCGGTCGAAGACGCCGCTCCACTGGAGCACGGTCGCGCGCCCGTCGCCGATGGGCACCACGCCCGGCGCGAGGCGGATGCCCTGCATCTGCGTCGAGGGGAGCACCAGGGGCGTGTTGCTGATGACGCCTTCGAGCGAGACGGTTCCGTTGACCGGGCGGATGTGATCGGTGATCGCGGATCCGCGCTCGACGGGGAACTCCGTCACCTCAGCGGCGAGTTCGAACCCGCGCGACCTGGTGGCGTCGATCTCGAGCGCGCCGACCGCGCCCGCCGCGTCCGTCCATTCGATGAGGGTGCGCGTGGTCATTCGTCATCGTCCTCGACGGGGTGGTTGCCGTCGCGCTGGTCTCGCGCCTGCTGCTCGAGGATCTGCCCCACGCGCGTCGCCACCTGCTGCGGGTCGGTGACGCCCGTGATGTGGAATACGGGAGCCGACACACGCGAGATGCTCTGCACCGACGTACGCTGCGAGACGGAGCCCGGCGCCGCAACGGAGCGCGTCGCGGGGATCGTCTGGAGTGCTGGGCCGACGACGGCCGCGGTCGACGCGTTCGCGCCCTTCGGCCGTGCTGCGCGCCCTGCGCCCTTCGACGGCCCCGCGGCCTCGTAGCCTTCGCCCGGTGCGAGCGAGGCGCGCTCGACTCCCCGAAGCTGCGCACGGCCTCGACCGCGCGCTCTGCGGCCTCGGCCGTCTCGCGCCACAGATCCCGCACGCCGCGCACCACAGACTCCGTGGTGCCGACGCCGAACATGCGGTCGATGAAGCGGCCGGTGGCCGAGTCGCCGCCCTCCATCATCGTGATGAGGTCATCCATCACCGCGATCACCGCGGCGACGGCTGCCGCAGTCGCGAGCACCGGGGCTGCGACGGGGAACCACGCGACCACGAGGCCCGACGCGACCGCTGCGCCCACGACGCCGAGGGCCGCGAGCGCGAGCTGCGCGACGTGGGTGCCGTTCGTGAGCCGCGCGAAGAGGCCCGCGAGCTTCGCGCCCTTCTCCGTCACCCACGAGAGCGCCGGGAGGAGCGCCACCGCGAGCACAGACCGCAGGGAGTCCTGCGCGCGCGAGAGCTTCTCCGTGGCCTGCGTAAACTGCCTCGACGCCTCGACGGCCTCGGGGGTGACGCCCCCGCCGAGCTCGGCCAGCTCCGCGCGCAGGGCTGCGATGCCGCCGGGGCCGGTGTGGAGCACGTCGAGCATCCGGCGCCCGGACTCGCCGAAGAGCTGCACCGCGACGCGCGCGCGCCGGGTGGGGCTCTCGATGTGCTCCATCGCGACGGCGACCTCGTCGAGCAGGTCGCCCGTGGGGCGGATGTGGCCGCCGGCGTCGCGCGTCTGGATGCCGAGGCGCCGCAGCATCCCGGTGGTGCCGTTGCCCCACCGCTCGGCGGCCCGCAGGCTCTGGCCGAAGGTCGCGAGCCCCGACCGCATCCGCTCGACGCCGACGCCGCCCTGCGCCGCCGCGTGGTCGAGCTCCTGCAACTGCGTCGTGGTGACGCGACTCTCTCGGGCGGTGTCCCGCAGCGCTTCGGCGTCGGCGGCGAACGCCGTCGCGAAGGCGAACGCGGCGCGGGTCGCGAGGGTCATCGCGCCGACGGCTGCGGCGCTCGCGCCGACGATCACCTTCCCGAGCCCTTCGGAGTCGACGCCCGCTTTCTTGGCGGCGGCCCCGAGGCGTGGGAAGCGCCGCGCGAGGTTCTCCCCGAACGCGGTGTGCAGCCGCGACGAGACGTGGTCGACGATGCCGCCGTAGGTCGAGAGGCTCTTCGCGAGCTCGTCGGCCTTCGCCTTCGCGGTGGTCTCGTCGTCGATCTGCTGCTGCCACGCCGCGTGCTTCTTGCCCTCGTCGCTCGCGTCGAAGGCGACCTTCGCCTCGTGCGTGGCGCGGGCCTCGGCGGCGCTCGCGCGGATCTTCGCCAGGCGCTCCTCGGCGGTGAGCGCCTGCTTTGCGGCCGCACCGGCTTTCGCGCTGGCCTTGTCGGCCTTCTGCGCGTCGCCGATGTAGCCCTTCAGCGCCTTGTCGGCCTTCTCCAGCGTCGCGAGGTCGACGTCGAAGCCGAGCTCGGCGAAGACGCTGCGGAGTGCTTCGCTCACAGGTCACCACCCTTCGGGACCGGGCGCGCCGCGTCGAGCGCGTCGCACACGTCGGCCGCGTCGATGAGGTCCGCGAGGCTCCACCGCACGGCCATCGCTTCGAGCGTGTCGTGGTAGTGACCCGAGACGGCCACGCGGTGGAGCACCCACGGTACGTGGCCGGGGATCACGAGGGTCACGCCTCCGCGGGGGCGGGGGGCTTGGCGGCGCTCAGCGCCTTCTCGACGAAAGGGAAGGACACCGACGCCGCGAACGCGAGCCACTTCAGCATCGCCACGAACTTGCCGCGGAAGTGCTCGTCGAGGTGATCGGCGTTGTCGCTCACCATCGGGAGGCGGCGGGCGCCCTCCTCGAAGCTGGTGACGCGCGCGAAGGCCTGCATGGCGTACACGAGCGTCTCCTCGTCGATGTCGCTCACGACGCCCACCGCGAGGCCTTCGAGGGCGCTCCCGACGGCCTTCGAGGCGGCCACGAGCGAGGCGACGTCGCCGAACGCGGGCGCGGCCATCTTGAGCACGCGGGCCGCGACGCGCATCGACGCCAGCGAGCCGAGCGGCAGCACGTGGTACGTGACGCCGTCGATCGTGCGGGACTGCGGCTCCGCGAGCATCACACCACCTCGCGGATGAGGCGCTCGGTGAACAGCGACCACTCGCGTTCGCCCACGGTCGCGCCATGCGCGGTGGCCGGGGGCTTGATGAACACGCACGCCTCAGCGTGCTCCACGCGCGCGCCGAGCACGTCGCGGAGCTCGAAGGGGATCGGGGCCCCGTTGCTCGCGGCCTGCTGTGCCGCGTAGAGCTGCTCGAGCAGCCGGTGGCCGTCGCTCGTGGCCATCAGCTTGATCTTGATGGTCGCGCTGCGGTTGTTCGAACGCGACACGGTGGCTTCGCCGTCGGCGCCCACGCTCGGCGTGATCGTGTCGACCATGAACTCCGTCGTGACGAAGTCGGCCTCCGTGCGTCCCGTCTGGATCGG